AGTACTAGGCGGAATTTCCGAAGCACTTAAACAGGGGATAATGGAAGAGCAAGCAAAACAAGCGGCCGCAGACAAAGCAGCAAGTGATGCAGCAGCGGCGGCGGAAGCAGCAAGGCTGGCGGAATTGCAAAAGACATCGGTAATGAAGGACCCAGGGCAGATAGGAAAGCAGCCCTATCGCTCTGATGCATTTCCAGCTTATTTCTTTGCAAAGGAGGCGCTAGAGGCGCAGCAGGAGCGTGATCGCATGGCCGTAGCTTCCGCAGAGGAGTTGCTAAGGCAGGCCCAAGAGCGCGAGCGCATGATCGCAGCCCCCGTCATTGGAACAAACCGAACCCCGGTTGCTTCCATAGCGCAGCCTTCATTCCAAAGCACACCTCAGTTCAGCTTTGCAAATTCCCCGTCCCCTAATTTCTCGGGTAATGCAAGCGTCCCGCAGTCCATGGTCCGTGACTCGACCAACAGTTATGCCCCCGTCAATGCGCAGGACGTGCCCACCTACTCAAGCCGGGGCGTGGGCGCAATCAGTAGCATTGGCAGTGCACGTGACATGGCCACAAGCGCAAACAGGAACTTGTCGCCTGTTGTGTTAGGTAGCACACAGAACGCAAACAACCTGTCGCCTACTATGTTGGGCGGGGCACAGAACGCGGGCTTCTTCACAGACCGCTTGGGCAACCAAATCTATGCTCCCGGCATGGGGCCCGTCAGTACCCCAAGATATGCCAAGGGCGGTGACGTGGACTTAAAAGCCTTACTGGCGCAGAACACCGAGACCATGTCAAACGAAGAGCCTGAAGAAGCCACCAACACAAATCCCGTGGGCACAGCGCAGAAGATGTTGGCAGACCTTGGCGGCGCGGGCCAAGCATCGCCCACACGTCAAGCAATCAAGCGCGTAAGGACAGCTCCTGGCGGTGGTGCAACTTCTGACAAGGCAATGCAGATGGCGTATGAAGCGCTGTCCAAGGGCGACTTAAGTGCAATGAAGGACGTGACACCCGCAGCGCGGAACACGGACTCTGCACGTGCGCAGATGGAAGAACTCGCCCGCATCTACCAGATGAAGATCAGGGCAACGCAGGAAAAAGCCAAGGGCCTGTCCGCAGACACCTTTGGCGCGCCGACCTTGGAAGGCCCAACACTGACCAAGGGCAAGCTGACCAAGAAGCGCTTCAAGGACGGCGGTGAAGCAAAAAAGTCCAGCGCGGTTGCTGACATTGGCAAGTGGCTTAAAAACAATGACATCAACCCCTCAGATTTCTTGGCAGCATTGGGTCGTGTCAGTGCTGTGGCCGGATCGGCATTGACGCCGTCCACTTTGAACGAGGGCGAAGACGCAGAGCTTGCACGTCGTCGTACTATGCCGCCAACTGTGACTCGCGCCGAGGGTAGCCCTGAAGAGGGCGAAACAAGCATTAAGGACCGGCTTATAGGTGCTGGCGAAACTGCACTGACCTTGGGCACCGGGGCGTTGTCCTCTGTAGTGGGCATGCCTTATGGTCTGTACAAGGGCGTGACCAGCGGCAAATACCTAGAGGGGAAAGCTCCGCAGATTGCGGACAAGGAAGCTGCTGCCTTTATTGAGCGAAATACCTACATACCTCGTTCTGAAACAGGGCGTGAAAACCTTGAAAAATTAAGCCGTTTAATGGAGCAGAGCAAGCTGCCTCCTATTATTCCTGAGGCAGTAGTATTGCAATCCATCCCTCGTGCAGCTGTTGCGTCTCAAGTAGAACGCACCGGCATGGCAGCCGAAAAGGCCTTGGAAAAACCCCTTACTGACGTGTTGAAAAAAGGCGGTAAAGGCGCAGAAATGTTGAAAGCCTTGAGCGCGCCACCGTCGTATGCTGTCCGCCCAACCGGCAGCACAACCAGCATGAACAACCCTGCGGTGAATTCTAAACTTGAGCGTTTAATTGCTGACGGTCTCCGAGGAGATGGCATAGAAAGAACCACCGATGGCATAGAAAATTTCTGGAACGTAAAGGCGCGGAACTACTTTGAAAAGCAGTTTGGAACACCTAACGATCCGGTTGCAGAAGGACTTAAAACAGGCCGCATTAAAAGCGGGGCGACGCAGGACACTGCGGCCTTCCCTAGTTATCTCACGGACCAGTTGACCGTAGGGAAGACCCGCACAAGGGAGGGCGAGCGTCCTGCAGCCGCTTTTGTAGGACCTGGTGCACCAGCAACTCGGTTCTTTCCTAAATACCCACAGGCGATGGAAGAGTTCACTGCCCGTTACGACACGGCCACTGGCTTAAAAGGCAATTTAATATCCAAGGAGCCCGGAATGGGCCATGAGACCTACCCCAACATGCTTAGTCCGCTTGGAGAAACGCGCGCAATTCAGTCAAGGGACACGGCCCGTGAAATGCTGGCGGCTCAAGGGGTTCGTGACGAGTTAGCAAACCCAAACATAGAACTTACTGCCCGTTCCGAAACGGACCCAACCCAATCTACAGGCTATTCTCCTCAAGCAAAAGAACTTTTAGAAGCCTATGAGAAATCTAAAGAAAAGCCCTCAATATTGTCTCGTTTAGGGCTTACACCTGAAGCGGAACCGGCCAAAACACTGTCTCAGTCTGTTCTTACGGCCATAGAAAAAGGCGAGCCAATTTACGACACCACCGGCATAAAGCCTCCTTTAAAAAGTTTGTTTGATCCCGCAAAAATTAACAAGTATTTAGAGACCTTGCCAGAGCGTGAACTTAAAAATGTCCGGTTTGAGGATGTGGTCCAAGGCGCTAACAAGATGTTTGCGGAGCAAGATACTTTTAAGGCCCTTGCGGATCGCATACGAAGTGGCAAGAGCGTGCCGGACAAGGTATTTTCGGATGGTGTCAGCAGCCCACTTTTGCAGTTTGACAAGAAATCAGGGTTTGATGGGTTTGCTTGGAAACGTCTTGAGACACCAGAATCCACCGTTCCGGAAGGCGCGTACCTTGGCCATTCTGTCGGCGGCTACAAACTAGGCGGCCCTACCTACTCAAAAGAAAAAATGCAAGGCTTCAAAGAGGGACGCTACGAGGTCTATACTCTACGTGACAACCGTAATAGACCGGTGACTACTGTAGAGGTCCAAATGCTAGATGAGGTTACTCCTGCTGTCCTACAAATTAAGGGCAACGGACGCGCCACCGGCAATGTTCCGGCGGAAAACTACGATCGGCTGGTGCTGGACTTTTTTGAGAATTACTTGAACCCGGTCCAAATATCAGAGAAGGACGCGCTTCTTACGCCGTTGCTACAGCAATACAAAGAAGGCATAAACGCCAACTTTAAAATGCCTTAAAGACAGGAACATACATGGCAATCGAAAAAGCAATGAACCAGCTGCCGTCACTAGAAGTAGTGATAGGTGGTGGTGGCATACCAAAACCTCAGGCAGACATTGAAATCATCATTGAAGAAGATGGTGGTGCAATCATTGAGATGGGTGAGCAAGACGCGGAGGAAGTCGACTTCTACGGCAACCTGGCAGCGGTCATTGAGCCGGACATCTTGGCCCAAATCGGCATTGAGGTGTCCTCTTTGTTTGATGCCGACAAGGGCTCTCGCTCCGAGTGGGAGTCCATGTACGCCAAGGGCCTAGACCTTTTAGGCTTTCGCATGGAAGAGCGCACCAAGCCCTTCCGTGGCGCGTCGGGCGCGACCCACCCAATGTTGACCGAGGCCATCATTCAGTTCCAAGCACAGGCCTTCAAGGAGCTGATGCCCGCTGGCGGCCCTGTCCGTTCGCAGATCATGGGCAAAGAGACTGTGGAAAAGTTCCAACAAGCCGGCCGTGTGCAGGACTTCATGAACTACCAGATCACTACGGTGATGGAAGAGTACACACCTGAGTTTGACCAGCAGCTTTTCTACACTGGCTACGGTGGTTCGACCTTCAAAAAGGTCTACTACGACTATCAACTGGGCCGCATGGTGTCAAAACTGTGCTTGGCAGACGATGTTTACATCCCGTACAACGGATCAAGCGTTGTTTCCCAGTGCCCGCGCCTGACTCACCGCATTGCAATGGACTCAAACGAGTACCGCAAGCGTGCTTTGGCCGGTGAATACCTTGACGTGGCCCTTGATACTTACGCTTCGCCTGCTGACGCAAGCCAAATTCAGGAAGCAGTCGACAAAGTTACAGGCATTCAGCCCACTGACGACGTCGGTGAGGTGTTTTTGCTTGAGCAATTGGTCGATCTGGACCTCACAGGCTTTGAAGACATGGACGAAGACGGCGAACCGACCGGAATCAAGCGCCCATACGTAGTGACTCTTGCTGAAGACACCCTTAGGGTGGTCGGAATTCGTCGCAACTGGAAAGAAAACGACGAAAGATGCACTCGCCGCAACTATTTTGTGCACTACGTGCTGGTCGAGGGCCCTGGGGCCTACGGCTTGGGGTTTGTGCACCTCATTGGAGGTTTGGGTAAGGCCGCTACAAGCGCTTTGCGCCAGCTGATTGACGCTGGCACGCTCGCTAACCTCCCTGCAGGCTTCAAAGCCCGTGGCGCGCGGATCGCGGACGACTCTAACCCAATCCAACCAGGCGAATGGCGTGACATTGACGCCGGCGGGGCAGAACTTGCCGCCTCTTTGTTGCCATTACCCTACAAAGAGCCGAGCCAAGTGCTGTTTGCCCTGATGGGCTTCTTGGTGGACTCAGGCAAACGCCTGTCCAGCACTGCCGACATGCAAGTGGGCGACGGAAACCAGTACGCACAGGTGGGAACTACCCTTGCGCTGCTTGAACGCGGCTCTATGGTCATGTCCAGCATCCACAAACGCTTGCACTATGCGCAGACGTTGGAGTTCCGCCTGCTGTTCGAGGGCTTTGGCCAGTACATGCCGGACGAGTACCCCTACGACGTACCAGGTGCCAGCCGCAAGATCAAGAAAGCAGACTTTGACACCATGGTGTCGGTGCAGCCCGTGGCTGACCCCAACATCTTCAGCTCTGCACAGCGTATCCAGCTGGCCCAGATGCAATTGCAGCTGGCCCAAAGCGCCCCGAACATGCACAACATGTACGAGGCCTACTACCGCATGTATGCAGCGCTGAACATCCGTGACATTGACGGAGTGCTACTGCCACAGAACACCAACATGCCTCGCGACCCTGCGTCCGAGAACAGTGACGTGCTCAACGGCATGAAGCTCAAAGCATTTGCTGGCCAACAGCACGACGCGCACATTGCAACGCACTTGATGATGGGCATGTCGCCTATTTTGCAAGCCAACCCAATGTCTGCAGCTGAGTTGCAAAAGCATATCTTGGATCACATTCGTCTGCGCGCAGAAGAGGACATGGAAGTCGAGCTGTTCAAGCAGTATGGAACCGATCCGGATCGCATGGTCTCTGCCATCCAAAGAGAAGGCATGGTCGCTATCAACATTGCCATGGGCATGAAGGAAGTGCGCGAAATGCAAGACAAGTTTGCGGGTGGCGAAGGACCTGATCCCTTGGTGCAGATCAAGGAGAAGGAAATTGCCCAGCGTGCAGAGGCAGACAAGGCCCGCATTGGCCTTGACCAGCAGCGCTTGGCCTTGGATCAGCAGAAGGCACAGCAGACTAACCAAGTTAACCAGCAGAAGCTGCAGTTGCAGCAGGAAAAGGTCAATCAGACCCAACAACCAGGAGGCCGATATGCCGCTTAAAAAAGGTTCCAGCAGGAAGACGATTAGCTCCAACATCGGAGAGATTGTTCGCGACTACAAACAAGACGGAATGATCGGTACCAGCAAGCCAAAGAGCAAAGCTGCTGCCGTAAAACAAGCCGTTGCCGTTGCTTACAGCAAGGCAGGAAAAACTAAGATGGCCAAGGGCGGGGGCGTGGAAACTCCAAAAGGAGTTCAGGGTCCCTACAAGATAGTAAAAAAGAAAGACGGCAATCGCCCCGTTAAGATATACTAATTCGTGAGTAAGTGCTATCAGACGGGGCCTTGTACCGTCTGCTTTTCATGGAAACACCATGCTTGAATTTGCAGAAGCAGTTCTGAAGGAAATCAGGAAACTCCAAGATCAATCTAAACAGATTGTCTTGAACGGAACCATCACAGACATGGAGCGGTATCGCTTCATGATGGGTCGCCTTGAGGGTTTGAGAATGGTTGAAGATTCCGTGAAAGATTTACTCAAAAAAGTCACGGACGAAACAGACGATTTTCTCAAGTAAAGGAAGACCATGGAAACCGCAGAAGTACCTGAAATCAACATGACCGCCTTGGAGCGTAAGTGGGCTGAGGAGGCAGTTAACAAACCGCCTGCCCTTGACGATGCTTACACAGAGCTGGGTTTCGACCCAGAAAAACTCAGCCAAGCGGTTGTAGACACCATTCCCCAGCCTACAGGGTGGCGCATTGCCATTCTTCCTTACCGAGGCGCTGAGAAGAGCAAGGGCGGCATTGTCCTGTCCGAAGAAACTCAGCGCAGGACCCAGCTTGGCACAGTGTGCGGCTACGTCCTAAAGGTAGGGTCCCTAGCCTACGCCGATCAATCTAAATTCCCCACTGGTGCCTGGTGCAAAGAGGGTGATTGGATTATTTTTGGCCGCTACGCTGGCGCGCGCATACCAATCGACGGGGGTGAGATTCGTCTCATCAACGACGATGAGGTACTTGGAGTGGTGAACAGTCCCGAAGACATTCTGCACATGTAAAGGAGCAATGACATGAATGACCAACTTGAATTTAAGATAGGTGAGGACGAAAGTCCGGCCACCGTTGCAATTGGGGAGGACGGTGCTGCTGAAGTGTTGGACAAGCCCCAAGCGCCTCGGGTCGAGACTACCTCACAGCAGCCCAATGAGGGTGGAGAACTTGACCAGTACAGCGAAGGCGTTAAGAAACGCATTGACAAGCTGACCGCGCGCCTGCGCGAGACTCAGCGCCGCGAGCAAGCAGCCTTGGAGTACGCCAAGAGCGTACAGGCCCGCGCTACGCAGCTCGAGCAGCAGTACATGACCGCTGACAGCGAACGCCTGGGCGAGGCCAATGGCCGTGTTCAGACGCAAGTGGTAGCTCTCAAGCAGATTATCCGCAAGGCCCGTGAGGAAGGTGACATTGACACCGAAACGGAAGCCCAGCAGCGCCTGACTTCGCTCACTATGGAGCAGAACCAGATTACCCATGCTACCCAGCAGCGCGAGCAGCAGGTTCAGCAGTGGACACAGCAGCAACAGGTCGCTGCACAGCAAGCTGCACAGCAGCCCCAGGTACAGGTTCAGCAGGAAGTTGACCCACGTGTCGAGGAATGGGCTGAACGCAATCCTTGGTACGGCCGAGATACAGCCATGACTCATGCAGCATGGGGAATCCATCGCCAGTTAATTCAAAGCGAGGGATTTGACCCAAACAGCAATGAGTATTATGATGAGCTAGACAATCGCTTAAAGCAGACCTTCCCCCAGAAATTGGGTGGGGGTCAGCATGCGCAAACTAACAGGTCCGCCAGACTCGTGCAAACGGTGGCACCTGCATCCCGATCATCGGGTATCAACAACGCACGCCGCACTGTTAAGTTGACCCCAAGTCAAGTTGCAATTGCCAAAAAACTGGGTGTTCCTCTTGAGGAATATGCCAAGTACGTAAAGGAGTAAGACCATGTCAGACGTTAAAGTACCTACACTCAATCGCAGTTCTCGCGGGGTCGAATCTCGTGAGAAAGATGCGCGACGTAAACCTTGGGCTCCCCCTTCACGACTGGATGCGCCACCCCCGCCTCCTGGATATAAGCACCGTTGGATTCGGGCTGAAGCTGGTGGTATGGACGACCGCACGAACATCTCTGGAAAGCTCCGCGAGGGGTATGAGCTGGTTCGTGGGGACGAGTACCCCGACTATCACGTCCCAACAATTGAAGACGGCCGACATGCTGGCATTATCAGCGTGGGAGGCTTACTTCTTGCACGTATCCCGATTGAGACGTTGGAAGAACGCAGTGCGTATTACCAAAGTCGAGCGAACGACCAATTACAGGCGGCCGACAATGAGTTGATGAAAGCGAATGCCCACAATAGCATGACCATTCAACGACCCACACGTCAGTCTCGCGTTTCTTTTGGCGGCTCTAACAAGGGCTAACAAATTTTACTTTTTAAGGAAATGACAAATGGCAAACGTAAATAAGCCCTTTGGTCTGCGTCCTCTCGGAAATCTGTCCGCTACTGGTTCACAGAAACAGTACGGTTACTTGATTAACGATAACCAGTCCGGGGCAATTTTTCAAGGCGACCTAGTGACCATTGACAATGGTTACCTGGTTAAATTTAACAACACGGATCACACTGCTGCTGTAGGCGTTTTTAACGGCTGCAACTACATTGATCCAACCACAGGTAAGCCTACTTGGAAGAACTACTATCCTGGTTCCGTTAACATCACCGCTGGCCAGATCATGGCTGACGTGATGGACGATCCAAGCCAGTTGTTTCTTATCCAGAACGCAGGCACACCTGCTCAAGCAAGCATCGGTTTGAACGCTGAAATC